ACGGACGGATCGACGATGTTCGACGTTCTGGACGACGCAGGAAACATCACGGCCAACGGAACACTGGACGTGGCGGGAGCGGTTGAATTTAATGGAGGTGCTTTCACCTTCAACGAAGCAGGAGCAGACCTAAATTTCAGGATTGAATCCGATGATGACACTGCTAATTTCTTCTCTGATGGAGGAGAGGACAGGATTGGCATCGGAACAAGTTCACCTTCAACTAAACTTCACGTTGTCGGTGGCGTTAAGGCCACAGGCGCTGTTGACTTGGATGGAGGAGCTTTTGTATGGAATGAAACAGGAGCATCATTAGACTTTAGATGTGAGACAAATACATTGGACGATGCTTTATTCATTGATGGATCGGCGGATAAGGTTGGCTTTGGATGTCAAGATCCTTCAGATGCAATGGTAGAAATTAATCAATCAAGTTCTACAGCAGCAATTGCCTGTCTTTCCTTAGATCAGGACGATACGGATCAGGAATTCATTAAGTTTGATGGTACAACAGCTTCCGATCAAAGTTCAAGTTTAACAACGGATACAAGTGTAGGATCATTGACAGGGCATATTCGTGTCAATGTTAATGGCACTGATTTCTGGATACCATATTATGCAACCAACTAGGAGTTAAATGCCACTAGCCAAGATACAGATACGGCCAGGAATCGACAAGCAGCGAACCGAATACGGCGCCGAAGGAACGTGGATAGACGGAGACAATGTCCGCTTTCGTTCCGGATTGCCCGAAAAGATTGGTGGATGGCTGAAGATAACGAGCGACGCCCTAATTGGGGCGACGCGTGCGCTTTTAACATGGAATGATCTGGATGGTAGCAAGTATACAATGTTTGGAACCAACAAGAAGCTGTATGTATATTCAGACATACTGGCGGATAAATACTATGACGCCACGCCGACGCGTGGAACAGGAAGCATCACCGCATTTGCCGTGACCAATGCATCAACAACAGTCACTGTAACGGAAGGGTCGCACGGAGCACGGATAGGGGACTATGTCACTATCTCCAGCGTCAGCGCCGATGTTGGTGGTATTACACAGGCCAATCTGCAGAATGAATTTGAGATTTTGACAACGGCTGATGCCAATACCTTTACCATTACGTCTCCGGCGGCGGCAACATCAACGGCAACTGGCGCAACGGCGACGGCAACCTATAAGATTAGATCTGGACCTGCTACATCCGTCTATGGATATGGATGGGGAATGGGAGCATTTAACCAGACTGAGTGGGGTGACTCACGACAAGACATTGCTGTCTCTCCTGTTGTACTGGAATCAGGAAAATGGAGTTTGGATAACTGGGGCGAGGACGCCTTGGCGTGCCAATTAAATGGAGGACTGTACACATGGGATACATCATCAGGTCTCAGCAGCAATCTAGCAACCGTCTTAAGCAATGCGCCAACTACCAGCAGAATTATGCTTGTCTCAGGCGATGATAGGCACGTCATTCTCTTTGGAACGGAGACAACAATTGCAACCAGCTCGACGCAGGATGACATGTTTATACGCTGGTCTGATCAGGAAAATAACAATACATGGGCTCCTACCGCGACCAATACGGCTGGAACACATCGCCTGACAAGGGGAAGCCAGATTATGGCTGCTGTAAGAAGCAGAGGAGTTATTCTTGTTTTTACCGATACGTCCCTCTATCAGATGCAGTTCATAGGACCACCATTCACATTCGGATTCAAGCTCGTCGCCGACAACTGCGGTGCGGCGGGAATGAACGCTGTTATTGATGTTGGCGGAAGGGTATTCTGGATGGGGAAGGAATCATTCTTCGTATTCGACGGAGCGGTCAAGAAACTTGACTGCACAGTGCAGGATCATGTATTTGACAACATTGAGCCAATCGCACAGCAGGACACTTTTTGCTCCACCCTTTCCGACTTTGGAGAGGTGATGTGGTTCTATCCATCAAGCAGCTCCGTGCAAATGAACAAGCAGGTGACATACAACTATCAGGAGAATTCCTGGCACATTGGGTCATTGGCAAGAAGCGCATGGGCGGATCGCAGCGTGTATAATAATCCATACGCGGCGGAATACAGCGCAACCGACACGACTACCCCAATTCCAACTGTGTATGGAGCAACGGCAGGTAGGACATTCTTCTACAAGCATGAATTCGGCAAGGATTCTGATGGAAGTGCGATGACATCTTATCTAGAGTCAGCTGACGTTGATATTGAGGATGGTGAAAAAATGATGTCCATTAAAAGATTCATCCCTGATTTCAAGAACCTATCGGGGACAGTGGATCTGACGCTTAAGTTCAGGGACTATCCAACATCAACGCAGAGGACAAACGGACCATATGAAGTGACAACTTCAACAAACAAGATTGATACACGTGCACGTGGACGGCAGGCTGCACTTAGAATTGAAAGCGACAATACCGGCGATGACTGGAGATTCGGAACGTTCCGTGCGGAAGTAAGGCCGGATGGAGGACGATAATGGCAAAGATTGACCCGCCAGTACTGCCGCAGGCATTTGAGAACAGGGTGGATCCGGAGCAATTCAATAAACTGATTGACGCACTTAGCCAATTGATTAGCATGCTTAACACTTCCTACACGCCGGAGCAGCTTCGCGAGGAGGCTGAGCGCATGTCTATGTTCACCCTGCCAACATAATGAGCGCAGAAGAAAAACAAATACCAGTGAAAGGGATACTGTTCTATAGCAGGGAGAAATTAGTAGAAGTGGCACGAATCATTAAGCCTGAAGGAGAGCTGACGAATGAGGATATGGAAGACGCCAAGCAGTATTTTTATGATTTTGGAAAGGATATGGAAAAATAATGGCCCTTCAAAATTACACGAACAGGACGGGGAAACTGGGATCGACGAGCCGCACGACCGCCTACACCGTTCCGGATCAAAAAATGGCTATAGTACAAACAGGAACCGTAATGAATAATTCTGGCGACACGCCAACATTGACCATTGAATTTGCCAATTCAGGCGGTACGAATTTTACATTCGTAAACACTGATTCCTTTTCCGCCTATCAAAACAAGCTTATGCTTTCACGTCCTTTTTTCCTGGATGAAAAAGAAAAAATTAATTTCACGGCGTCCGCGGCCGATAAATTTGAATACATCCTTTCCATCGCGGAAGTGGATCAGGGAGTAAACAATAAGTATATAAGTAAACGAGTGGACATGGATTCAACAGCGAAGACAACAGTCTATACTGTTCCTGATAATAGAACAGCTATCATAGTGGATCTTTCTAGCGTTAATTATAGTGGGACCAACACCGGAAATAATAGTATATATTTGACGAATGCTGCCAACACGGATTTTCGATGGGAATACGGAACCTGGGTGGCCAGCACCACTTACAGGCATATTGTCAGAAGCTATGTTTTTCAAGAGAAAGAAGCCTTGAAATTTCAGGTTGCAGTTGCCGATAGGATTAATATATTTGCCAGCTTTCTGGAGATGGAAAGGGCTGGCGGAAGCGCTTCTGAATAATAATTCTTGCAAGGAGAACAAAAAATGACTATAAATAATGACATAATCGTGACGGCTGGGAGAACTACTGCTTCCGCACCGGACGTGGAGACAAAGACCACGATCAAGCACGCCACAACAGGGGAGGTTTACTCTAGTGAAGAAGATGCACAAACCGACATCAACAACCCTGCGACTGACACCACAGAAAATGACATAAGGAGGGACGTTGCAATTAGCGTGAACAAGCTGCCCAACATACTCGGAGGAACATCGTAATGCCTTTAGATAGAGATTTAACGCATAATTTACCATGGGGACAAGCAGGAGTTGACTACGCCCGTTCTTATGGAACAGCGGCAGACAGGCATGGCAAAGGAATATTAAGAAATACAGGATTAGATGTCCCAGATCCCGATTCCTTCAGAGCTTGGAAAGAACCACAAAATCTTCGTGAAGCCATTAATTTTGACACGGGAGAATACATAGACCGCCGTCCTCAACCAGGTATTATGGATCTCTTCTCCAGAATGTTTGGTGGAAGAGCTGGAGACGCAGCGAGAAGTGTAGCTCCAAGGGGAACTTACTATCCACCTAGGGGTGTTAATCAAATAGGAACTTACGCTGATACTTTTCCTGAAGCAAAGGAAGTTGTAGGACCACATCAATATGGTGATCCAATCACTGGCACTACGACAGCCAATGAGTTAGAGAATATTTACCAATCAATTGATAGATCAGGTGTTTTTTCTGAATACGGTCGTGATATAGGACCAGAGTGGGCACAAGGAAGCACTGCAGTTGATTCATTAGCAGATAGTCTATACGGATCAGTGGATGATGATGACTTGGCAGGGGGCAAAACAGGTTTGCTTGCCCATTTGAATGAAAATGCAAAAATGCGCGCAATTGAACAATTATTTCGCGAATACACGCAGTCGGGAGAATTTGATCGTCCGGATCCAGGAATGGTTTATGGCACAAACGATTATAATCTGCCCAGAACAATGATTCCAGGATATAAATTAGGGCAAGGTTTGGGAATGAATATGGACTGGCTCCCTGAAAGAGATGTAGAAGGAAATCTAATGGGTATGCAAGATGTTATGCATGGAGATATTCCAATAAGACAACTTGAGCCGATTCAACCTATAGGATCTAAACTTATGTCAGGTGGCGATAGTTATGACCGGATGCGACATGAATTACACAGAATAGGTATTGACCCTACTGGCATGGGTAATGATGAAATTAAACAGATTTATGATATTAACATTGGTGGTACTACTGGTGGAGAAGATCAATTTGGAGTAGCAGAACTGGGGTTGCCGCAGTCAATGGGCTGGCAAGATGAAATGATGTCTTATGATGAATTAAAAGATGCAGGCGCCAGCGACGAACAAATAGCAGAATATTTTGGATTGGCATAATGGGCTGGCTAGACAAAACATTAAAGAACATAGTTAAGAGTCCTCTAGGGAAGGCCGCCATAATGGGCGGACTTGCAATGACCCCTTGGGGAAAAGCTGGATTAATGGCACTTGGAAAAAGTAAAGGTGCCACAGGAGGAATGGGAATGCTCTCCAAACTTTGGGCGAAACCGTTGATTTCCAAGCCACTGACGAATGCTGCGATGAGCTACGGACTGGCGAAGCTGATGCGTGCGAAGCATCCTGAACGTGCGGCGCTTTGGAGTGCCGGACTGACGCTTCCCTTCCTTGGAATGGAGGCTCAAACCATGGCGAAGGCAGCAAACGTAGGACGAACAGGAAAAGGAGTAAGCATGTGGGACGTTCTTTTGAACAAACCAATTGCTCCAAGTGGCTATGGTGAAGGCGCAAAGGCACTTTATGGAACAAAATTTGCTGACTTAAGCCTAGCAGAGAAAATGAAATTGGCAAATCTTAATAGAGGTGCAAGTGCAACTTCTCTTCAAGGAAGAACTAGCGCAATGACGCAGCCCACCATAGAC